AAACCATGTACCAGGAAGTTTATAGATTGATTGCCATGTAGATATAACAACTTTAGCATCAGTTATTTTTTCACGGCCAGAATAAATTCTATGGCAATATTTTTCTACATCCCAACCATAATCTTTGAAATCGTTATACATCTGCTCAACGAGAGATGTAGTTGGAACTATAATTAAAGTTTTTTTATCACCAAGATGATCAAGATAATATCTCATAATTGTGTATATAATAAGAGATTTACCTGATCCAGTTGGTGATATTAATACGCCGCGTTTACGATGTATTGCTTCACACAGTGCATCAAACTGATAATCTCGTATAGTTATATTTGGTATTTTAAGATTTTTAACATAATCGAACATAGCCTTCGGATCAATATCGTTTGTGCTATTTGGCCATCCATAATATGTGTCATGTTCTAATTCAACCCTATAGTCACGAGGCTTACAAAATTCCTCTAGAAAGGGAAACAACCCTACTGGTAATTCATGTGTCTGTACATTAAATAGTCTTATTTTGCCATCCCATACCCTATTCTTATAAGCTGGCATAAACTTATAACCTGGTACGAAAAAGCTAAAAAAATCACTTAATTCATTTGCTATACCATAGTCACATCCTACGATAAGCTGACTATTATTTTTCTTTTTAACTTTTAAGGTATCCATATCATATCCATAATCTTAAACACTATGTATATATAAATAGTAAAACACCCCTAATGGAGATGATTATGGCTTTTAAATACACTGTAAATTGCTTTGCAAATTATGATATTTTTGGATATGATTCATGTGAGACTGCAGAAGAATTTAGACAAGAATATGCAACAACACCATTTTTACCTACCGAAAATCCTCCATATGATTGGATTACTTGGTATAGGTCTTTAGATGGATTTGATAGTAATTTAGAGAGACAGTGTATAGCTACAGAAGAAACATTTGATGCAGCTCAACAAACATACAGTCGATCCTTTTACTTTGACAGTGAGGGATCTTTTGAAAGAATGAGGGGTATACACAACCTTGGTGTTCAAAAATTATTAAATTATATTTCTGATGATTCTGACTATTATATGAATACAGAATTTAGATCTAGGTATTATGAAAAAACATATGAGTTTGATGCAGATGCTACTAAGCCTGCAGATTTTGATACTAATAATATAGGCGTTCGGCCAATCGGAACTATTTTCTATAATCCTGACGATTAATTTCCAGCTTCAAACATACGCCAACGAATCATATTACCAATGGTCTGATGACGCCAGTTGATATTAGAAACGATATCTTCTAGCGTCTCGACCATTATCTCATAATATTCAATCTTGGCCTGTGATTTACGAATGTCCTCATCGGACTCGTAGTAGTAATCCATATCGCCTTTAAGAACTTTTAATCCATCAAATGGATCAAAATCCCAACCGCGTTTCTGGATCTCATCTTGATCCATCTTACCATTGTAATATAACCATTTGTCTTTGAGTAAGATTTTTTGATCTGCTTGTGCTTTTTTTAGCTGCAGTTTAGCTACGCTACGTAGTTCTAAATATTTTGCATGAAGAGCTGGTGTTTGACGAGATACTTCGTCTAATGAAAGTGTAGGAATTTTACAATCTTCCTTCCACATTTCATTGATCATATCTAAATTCATTCTGAATAATATTCCTCTAGATCTCGTTGGATATTGCCCCATTCAATAAGAGCTAATTCTACAGCAACCTCGTCACTATTAAAATATTCGCGCGCACGAGCTTTAAACGTTGCTAAGTCATCATTATAATATAATTGAGCTAATTCTTCTGGTTGTAATATAATCATATCATTTTCCTTCAGGTAGATTAGCAAACATCTGTATAGTTTTTCTATAATCTTTGACATCATGCGACACAGGAGTAACAGTATGCTGTTGTCTCTTTGTATTTAAAATCAAAGTATTATATTCTGGTGCTATAGATCTGTAATTATTTTTGCCGATTTCCCATACTAAAAGACCGCCCATATCTCTATGCCAGTTTTTGTTTAAGTATATAGTTCCAGCCCATGCATAATTTCCATCATTATGGAACGTTACACCGGAACATTTACACCACATTTGAAGTGAAAATCTAACAGTAGAAAAATCAGGAACGAGTGGCCGCAACTCATCGATCACTCTATCATTTAGATCAGAATATTTATCGGTATTTAAATTAACATGATTTTTAGATGGATCTGTAACTAAAACTTCACCAATTACATTAGTATAAAGGTATTCAGGCTCTACTCTTGTGGCAGGCCTCCAAAGCGGCTTACCTTCCATAAGATCCATAGCCTCACTGCAATGATCTATTAATTCTGGAGACAAAACGTCTCTAATTATTTCCATATTATGTCGCCAAATATTTCATAAGAGCCCACCATGTGTATTGAGCACCAAATATATTTATGAAACCTAAACCGAAGAATAGGAGCATAAATCCACCGAATATATCAGATTTAGTCATATCTATATCCTTAGTAAGCACAATCTTCGTCATAATCCATATCAGGATCGACCATTGCATTGTAATAGCCTTCAGCATATACAACAAGACGGCCGGAGCCTACTCTCTCAGCATGTACTTCTAAAAAACTACCTGTAAAAAAGCTACATGCTTCACGCATGATTTCAAGCTTATCTTTAGGAATAACTTTAGCAATTGGATCTTTCCAATCTGACATGCCTTTTTTAAGGAAATTGAAAGCCTCTTGAAGCTGACCGCGAGTATAACCTAAATCACTAACAACTTCAGCATTATGCTCAGCATAAAATGCTTCACGTTCAGCTTTTGCAGCAGCTTGAAGTTTAATTTTAGCTTTAAGTTCTTCAACGGTAAATTTGCTCATGCGTATTCCTTTTAATTTGTTTACCTTACTAATATAGGACTTTTCAAACTGTTTGTAAACCCCTAAAGTCAAAAAAAATGTACTTTTTTTAGGGCTGTTACATAAATGTCACACTAATTTTTTATATTTCATATGTTTCTTCAGATACACCAAGTGTAACACATGTTGGATCGTTACGAAGACGATTAAGAACAAATTCTAAACCTTCTGGTGTATTACGTGTAGTTTCTACACGCTCATAACCGCCATCGGCATTTTCATGGATGGAATCGATTATATAATAGGTACATGTCATCTATAAAGTTCCTTTAATTTGTTTACCCTACTAATATAGTACTTTTCAAACTGTTTGTAAACCCCCTAAACGCATTTTTTTTCACTTTTTTTTAATTTTTTTTCATATAAATAGACAAAAGATCTAGGAGATTCATATGGCCGTAACGCCTACTATTACAGAATTAACTGCTACGTCGACCGTTGCTAATGCAAATTATCTGCAGCCAAATGGTTATAAAGTAGTAATTGATAGACAGAGATTTAAAAATATAGAATTTTTCGCGCAAACAGTGCAGCATCCTACTGTATCAATACCTGCAGTAGATATACCATTCAGAAGGACAATTGTTGCTGAACCAGGTAATACCGCTACATTTAGTGAGTTAAATATCGACGTTATTATTGACGAAGAAATGAAGGTATATGAAGAAATATATAATTGGATGACTAGTATGCTTTCATATAACGTTCAACCAGAATTAGCTAACAATAGAACTCCTGATTTTAAACTTAGCTACGATATGACATTATCTATCCTTACTAGCCAAAATAATGCTAATAGACGAATTAGATATAAAGATGCTTTTCCTACGTCACTTGGAGGTATTCAATTTACCTCATCTACTGGTGATATACAATATCTCATTATGCCTGTTTCATTTTCATTCTCTACATTTGAACTCATATAAAAAAAGAGCAGCCGAAGCTGCTCTTAAGGTTGGCAGGATCCGAAGATCCTGCCTTTTTTTATATGTGAATCTATCAGCTGCCGAGGATATCGTCAACACGGAAGATTCGATAGTATTGGTTGGTCTTAACTGTTGCAAGACCGTCAGCAGGTGTAGAACCAACGAAAGGATTCGAGACCATGCCATAGCGTGTCTTGAAGCCGATCTTTGGCTGGAATGTGTCTTCCCCAACTGCACGAACCATTGTTAATGGTACGTATGGGCAGTAGAATACACCAGCGTCGTATGGGTTTGTGCCTTTGTAGCCAACGTTGATGTAATCAACATTTGCATATGGGTCGATGTAAACTTTTACGCGACCATTAAGCGTACCAGCGAAGGTATTGCCTGTGTCGTCTACGTTCAAGTTTGTGGACATAGCAGGAGCATAGTCGAGCATGCCGGAAGAAGCAAGAGCAGAAGCAACATCTGAAGAACAGATGATGAAGTTGCCTTTACCGCGACGTGTTTCTTTAGCAATTACGTTTGACTCACGCTCGATCTGAAGAATCAGACCTTTGAACTTCTCAACTGACCAACGGCCATCAGCGTCTGTTTGTACGTTGAAGATACCGTTAACAGCTGTGTTTGTTTGAAGAGCACCGGTCTTAGCTTGCGTGTTGATTGTCCTGATAACTTCACGGTTGATTTCCGCGAGAATTTCAGTTGACAAAATGTTTGCAAGCTCTGTCTCAGCGTCAAGACCATGGATTGCCTTGAGGTCTTGAGCCAGTTCCAAAGAGTACTCAGCTTTGAGCGCACGAGATTTAGCTGTTACTGTAGCTTTCTCGATTGTGAAGCCCATTTCGCGGAAAGCTGCTGTAGTTGAAGAACCAAGAGCTTCTGCATTAGCTGTAGACATACCACCAGCAAAGATGCTTGTAGAACGAGCGTCATCAGCCGTCGAGTCTGAGTCGAGGTTGGTAACGTTCAAGCCTGATGGGTTGTCAGAGTCGTGTGTAGCAGAGCTATCACCAGAGAATGTGGTCTCTGCTTCGTTGAAGAGAGCTTCACGGTTGCTAGTAGAACCACCACCGTAGCGTGACTTCATAGCAAAGATGAGGCCTGTTGGACCAGTCATTGGCTGAACGCCGCAGAGGTCATATGCCATCATGTTTGGAAGTGCACGGCGTACGAGCGAGATCAATACTGGATCATAGTTGCTAACAGCTGATGTCGCGTTGCCAGGAGGTGTTTGCTCTGAAAGGAAGTTAGCTTGTGTACGCTCTTCACGAAGAGCTTTTTCTGTGTTCTCGAGAACTACAGCTGTAACTGCCTTGCGGTGACGGTCTGCAATAGAACCAGCAGTCTCTTCATTGAGAACTGGTGCCCATTTTTCGACCAAACGATCGTAAGATTCCATTTTTATTTCTCCTAATTACTTGGAAGCTTGTCTAATAGCATTCAAATATAATGCCATTGTATCAGAAACCTCTTGAGTCTCCTCATCGGTTTCTTCAGATTCGATAATCGATGTTGTGCTCTTATCTTTCTTAAAATACGACTCTTTAACGATTGCAACTTTTTCAGCAAAAGCATCTTCGCTAACGAATTCAATATCTTTTACGAGAGAAGTGAGTTTCTCGACTTCGGTTTGGGCAAGACCACGAGATGCTTCGCGAATTACTTCGTATCTCTTATAGAGATCGAGCTCTTCAGACATTTCGATAAACTTACCAGTTTGCTCATTGAGCTTGCCTTCAAGTTCTTCAACTTGTTCGGCGAGGCCGTCAACTAGGTCGACTTTGGACTCTGGAACTTCGATATAAGACTCTTCGAATACGTCTTTCAACTTACTCATAAAGCCTTCAGCGATTTCCGTGCGAAGACCAGTCTGGATAGCCAGCTGATTCTCTTCCATCCAATTCTCAACAACGTAGTTTAGGTATCCGTCAATCTTGTCGACGAGATCTTCCTTCGTACGTGCAATCTCTTCAGCTAGTTCTTCTCGATAGCTTTCTTCTAAGCGATCTACTTCTTCAGAGACTTTTGAGCTAATAGCTGCTTCAAAAATGATAGCCGCTTTGCCTTTAAACTCATCAGAAAGAGTTGCTTCAGATTCTACGAGAGCATTAAGATCTTCTGAGAAGTCGTGCTCAGACTCAACAATCGCTGCTTCGTCTTCGTCACCCTCAAAGCCTTCTTTGTACATAGCTTGAAGTTGCTGCTTATTCATGCCTTGCAATTTTGTCATCATGCCAGCCATAAGAGCAGCTTTTGTTTTTGGCATTGGATCTTGCTTAGTATTATTCTTAGCAGTACCAAGTGCTGGAGGTTTAGCGTCAGGGCCGGCATCAGATGCCTTATCAACGCCAGTTCCACCAGGTTTTTTAGTAGCTAAATTTACCGCATCATCCTCTGCAGATTTAGGATCGTGAGCTTCTTCGATTTCGGTCTCGTCCTCATCGAGCTCAACATCCTGTTCATATTGATCAGTCATGTCTGACTCCTTTTTTACGATTTTAGCAACGAGAGGAAATTTTTAAACTCACGTACTTGAGTCTCATAGAGATTTGCACGTGGAGCCTTTTTAATTTCAGTCTCCATCTTTTCAATTGCCCGAGGTTCAATGATGCCGTTATTCCAGACCCAGTCAACTCCTTCCATAATCCCATTAACGAAAGCTCCAGGAGCCGATGGATCTTGCA